GATGTCGTCGCGAATATTTTGGTTGCGCTTTTCAATATTAATAACCCGCACAAAACTATTAGTAACTGCGGCAGTAAAATAAGCAAACGGATTATCGCTTTTAGATTCGTCAAATTGTAATCCAATCTGTGTTAATTGTAAAATGGCTTGTCCCTTCATCTCATCGTTGTAGGTATAGCCGCGAACGTTACCACGTGTAGCATAACGCTCACATAGTTTAATCATCATTCTTGCTAAGGTGTTAGTTATTTGGCCCGCATCTTTATCGAAGTATCCGGTATCTAAAGGACCCTTCCAGTGACTCTTTCCAACGCATACTAACTCGTCTTCATCATTAAATCGCCAATGTTGAAACGGAGGAAAGTTAACTTTATCTCTGTGATCCGCAAGACTCTTAGGATTTTTCTTCCGTGTATTATTAAGCGGAATGTGTTCAAACGTCATGATTCTAAAGACTAAATCTGTCTTTTGAATCTTCTTATAGTCTACTTCGCAGTCGGCTTGTTTAACTTTTTCACCGGCTTTTTTGCGAGTTTGGTAGTCCAAATCACCTATTCTTTTGGCCTGATTTCTTTTAGCTTCGGCTATCGTGCGTATGTTTATTTTGTCTAAACTTGGCAAAATAATGTCATATTGATGGTACTTTGGATCGGTAAAACTACAATATGTGCTCTTACTCTTGTGTATCTCTAACAACATATCCTTGTTGTTTAGGTAATTTACTTTTGCTGTCATTAATGATATCTCCGGATAGTATTATTATAAACTACGCACATTAAAAAGTCAACTAAATATGTTACCAAAAGGAAATATTTATTATGACTAGAGCAAAATCGTTTGACGGTGGATCGAGTATTAACTCAAAAATTGGAGCCGCAACAGCAACATTTGGCGCAGTAAGTGCCGCTGTCGGCACAGCAAGTCGTCTGGGGTCTGCGCTATCATCATCGTATTCTTCCGGTGGAGTTGCCAGTGCGGTACGTAGTATTGACCTACCGAGCGCAGGAGAAGCTATCGGCGATATAATGAGTGCTGTTTCGTTGTTTGGAGGTGACGCTAATGCCAATGACTGGCGGGTTAGGATTAGTTTACCAAACTGGGTAAGTTTTAAAAACAGCGCAGTATTAGCACCATTGAAAGAAGCTGGCGGATTAGTATTTCCGTATACACCAACAATTTCAATCAAGGCAAACTCAACATATGAAACGGTTCCAGTGTCACAAACAAATTATCCTTTTAAAGTTTGGAAAAACAGCGACCCTGGAACAATTGAAATTAACGCAAAGATGAATGTGGAAGATGCTGAACAAGCCAAGTATTGGATTGCGGCCGTTCATCTGCTAAGAAGTTTAGCTCATCAGTTTGCTGGCAATGATCCAAAAGCCGGTAACCCGCCACCAATTGTATTTTTAAACGGATACGGTAATTATGTTTTTAAAAACGTACCAGTAGTCTTAACTAGTTTTAGTACAACATTGCCTGAGGATGCTGACTATATTGCGTGTGATGTAGTAGGTAGTGCGGCAGGAGAGATTGAAGGCATTGCTGATTCAGTTGGCGGCCTCGCAGGATCAATTGGCAGTGCCATTCCTAGCCTTGGCGGCATCACTGGTGCGGTAAGTAACGTAGCAGGCGGCGTTGGACAAGTTGCCGGACTTATGGGGTCATTTGGATTAGGTGGCACTACTAGTGGCGGCCAAGCACACGTTCCTACTAAAAGCAGTTTTAGTGTAACCCTACAGCCTGTTTACAGTAGAGATAGTGCTCGTAAATTTAGTCTTGATAGATTTGTTACCGGCGGATATCTTAATAATACTTTTGGATACTTATAATCATGGCAGAATATATTAATACTAGTCCTTGGTATACAACACCATTTAAACAAGACTATCTTGACCTACTGGCAATTAGACCTGTAAGCGCAGAGCCGGATGATTTTTTATATGCTATTCAAGCTCAGTATGCGTATCGTCCAGACTTGCTAGCATTTGACTTATATGGAGAAGCATCTTTGTGGTGGGTCTTTATTCAACGAAATTTAGATGTGTTACAAGATCCTATATTTGATTTTGTACCCGGCGCTAAAATTTACATTCCAAAGAAAAGCAGTTTGTTTACAGTATTAGGATTATAACACATGGATATTAAAGGCGCAACATCTGTAGTTAACTCGGCAAAAGCCTTAATAGATTCCGGGCCTGCCTCAGCTCTGTCAAGCGTTTCAAATGCCATTGGTGGTGCTGTTAACAGCATATCATCATTCTTATCTAGTATTGGTAATCCTAACAACGTTAAATTACCAATACCAAATCCTCTTTCAGCATACGCAACATATGATTATGTGCTTGGCATTGGTGTATTGACCCAGTTTGACTTTAACACTCCTGACTCTACATATAGAGCAGGTAAGCGTGTTCCGCTAGTTGCTAAGTCTGCTAACGCTGATCCTAGTAACAGAATACAAACCCCTTACGGCAAATTTGATTTTTTTATAGACAATCTAGTCCTTAACAGCACTATTGGTTTTGAAAAGGGAAACAACACGAACGTAACTACCTTGACGTTTGATATTATTGAACCATATAGTATGGGTTTATTTTTAATAGCCATTCAAACAGCCGCCCAACAAGCTGGCTGGGCAAACTATCGTGAATGTGTTTTTTTGTTGACAATTGATTTTAGAGGCAATAAAGAAAACGGTATAATGGAAAAAGTACCAAATACTAGCAGACAGATACCTTTTAATTTTACTAGTTATAATATGCAGGTGAGCCAAAACGGAGCAAAATATAGTTGTTCTTGTAATGCCGCTAACTCACCTGCCTTAGCATCTAAGACAGCAGACTTAAAAAGCGATACCTCAATTAAGGGTGCTACTGTTCAAGAAGTACTACAAACAGGTGAGAAGAGTTTACAAGCAGTTATAAATCAGCGCCTTCAGCAATATAAGAAAGATAAAATTGTTAATGTACCTGATGAAGTTTTAATTTTATTTCCAAACGAAGTTGCTAGTGAATCTGCTCCGCAGAATGATTCTACACAAACAGAAAAAAAGAGTACTGCTACTACATCAACAACAGCCGCTCCGTCGGATATATTGAAAAAACTAGGAGTTGCCTACAGTGATGTAAACAAGACACTAATCCAGCCAGATGGCCAGTGTAACGCAATTGGTAGAGCAAGCATGGGATATAGTATTGACCGTAAGGGCGATACTCCAGTTAGTAACGACAACGCAGTATATAATCCTAAGACAAAGGTATACACTCGAGGTGATAACGCATCACCGGTAAACGTGGGTACTTTTAAATTTAGTCAAAATACAGATATTCCAACCGCAATTAATCAAGTGTTAATGGCCAGTCGATATGCTAACTTAGCATTAGACGCCGCTAACTTAACTAAAACAGGTATGCGTAAGTGGTGGAGAATTGACACACAAGTTTATGTGTTATCGTCTAAAGCAAATTTAAAACAAACTGGTAAGTCTCCTAGATTAATTGTGTACCGAGTCATTCCTTACGAAACACATTCTAGTAGATTAGCCGCTCCTAACGTTAGGGCCCCGGGTTTTGACGAGTTAAAAAAACAAGCAGTTAAACATTATAATTATTTGTACACCGGTAAAAATACTGAAGTTTTAAAATTTGATATTGAATTTAAAAATAGTATAGATGCGTTAATTACAGCTGATAGTTTGAAACGAAGCCAAGATATTGTAACAGAATCACAATCTGGATCAAATATAAGCGAAGAAGCTGAGAAACAACCGCTCGGTAAAGGTAATAATCCCAGCAAAGAGCCTGGAGCACACGCTACTACTGTTTCTTATACAAATACTTCTACAGGCTCTGATAGGAAAGGTGGCGGCCCAGATGATTATGCGTCACGAGCAGCCAAGGTATTCCACGATGCTATTACTTACGGCAGTGATATGATAACACTCAACATGGACATTATGGGAGATCCATACTTTGTTGCGCAAAGCGGACAAGGCAATTATACTTCACAACCGGAAACTAGTAATCTAAACAAAGACGGCACAGTTAATTGGCAAAGTGGTGAAGTGGATATCCTTGTTAATTTTAGAACACCAATTGATATTAATCAAAGCACTGGGTTGTATAACTTTGGAGGCCAAAGTAAGAGCGCACCTGTAATTGGCTTTAGTGGGTTGTATTATGTAAACACTATTGTTAGCAACTTCCGTGGCGGCCGATTTACACAAACACTAAGCGGAGCAAGACGTATTCAGCAAGAGCTTAAAGAAGAAGGTACAAAAGACCAAGTACTTAACGTATCTACTCCACAGCCGACTGCCGCTCAAGAGCCGGCTAAGAAACCAGCAACAAAACAGCCGTCAACTAAACCGGCAACAAAACAATAAGAGATATAGATGGCAAACTACAACGAAGATCATTCACCGGACACCGCCAAAGCAGGCGGCGCCACAGGCCCATTTATAGCTAGGGTTGTTAGTCACCTTGATCCAAGTTACATGGGTGTATTAGAAGTTGAAATATTACGAGACGTTGGTAATACTAACTCTGAAGGTGAATTACATCAAGTTAAAATGATGTCACCGTTCTGGGGTCAGACAGATGTATCTCATGTTGCTCAAGACCCTAACGATTATAATAACACACAGAAATCATACGGTATGTGGATGATACCTCCTGATCCTGGATCTCGAGTTATGGTAATCTTCATCGATGGTGATCCACGTCGTGGATACTGGATTGGTTGTATTCCTGATGAGAACATGAACTTTTCAGTTCCTGGAAATGCCGCCACCGAACAAGTTGTTGAAGGCGGCGGAAGATTACCAGTAGCAGAGTATAATAAGAAATTAAATGCTACTCCGTCGGATCCTACTAAAATTAAAAAACCTAAACATATTACTTCTGTTAAGTACCTTGAAGAGCAAGGCCTTGTTAAAGATGACACTAGAGGTATTACTACCAGCAGTGCTCGCCGAGAAGTTCCTAGCGCAGTATTTGGTATCAGTACACCAGGCCCGCTAGACAAACGTAACGGTGCTAAACGTGGTAAGGTAGGCAAAGCAGAACACGCAATTCCTGATGCGTTTGTAAGTCGCCTTGGTGGTACTACATTTGTAATGGACGACGGCGATGACAAATACTTAAGAAAAACCACAGCTGGTATCTTTCCCGATTCTCCAGGCGGCCCCCCAGAATATTCCGCAGTAGAGCAAGGTGAACCTACACCAAAACTTCCAGGCGATCGAGCTGATATACCGCATAACGAATTATTTCGCATCCGTACACGTACAGGACATCAAATACTTTTACACAACTCAGAAGATTTAATCTATATTGGTAATGCTCGCGGCACTACATGGATTGAACTGACTAGTAACGGCAAAATTGATATCTATGCTAAAGATAGTGTTAGTGTGTATTCAAACACTGATATTAATCTTACTGCTGAAAGAGATATTAATCTTACATCAATAGCAGGTGATATAAATTTAAATGCTGGCGCAAACGCAAATATGACAGCTACTCGACAAACTAATATTAACAGTGCCGCCCATAGAGAAACAGCGGGCAGTATTGATATGAACGGCCCAACTGCTACTAAAGCCGCAAAGGCAAATAGACGTCCTGGCAGAATATCTGCTACTAAAACAGGCGAGCCGTGGATGGGACATGAAAACTTAAACCCAACGGCATTTACAAAAGACAAAACTAAAGCAGTTGCGGCTCCAGTAGATCCAACTGGCGCACCTAAGTATTCAACGACTACTGATACTTTTAGTAAAATTAAACCTCCTGAGGAGAAGAAGAAATGAGTTCAAATTCAGAATTATACGATAAAATAGCACTAAAGCCTGCTAACAGATTAGAAGCACCGACTCCTAAGATGTATAGGGGGTTTAGTACTATTAGTAGTAACACAGAAAATTTTTCTCTTTACGATTTTCAGTTAATACAACAAGATTTATTAAATCATTTTCATACTCGCCAAGGCGAGCGATTAATGAATCCAGAATTTGGAACAATCATATGGGACTTATTGTTTGAGCCCTTAACGCCTGAACTACAGGACATGATTACTCAGAACGTGAATACAATTATTAACTACGATCCTCGAATCTCAGCTAGCCAAGTTATTGTCACTGCCTATGAGTCTGGAATACAAATAGAATGTATTTTGACCTACTTGCCATACAACGTAAGCCAGACGATGCAGCTACGGTTTGACCAGGATAACGGGCTTTCAGTGGGATAAACTACCCACATAATTTTATTCGATAAATACATTTATTAGGATAGAATCATGAGTGTAACGACTAGACAAAATAGATTATTAGTTGCTGAAGACTGGCAACGGGTGTATCAAAGTTTCCGTAACGCAGACTTCCAAAGTTACGACTTTGAGAATCTTCGTCGTACTATGATTGACTATATTCGTCAAAACTATCCAGAAGATTTTAACGATTACATCGAGTCTAGCGAATACCTTGCCCTAATTGACCTTATTGCGTTCTTGGGCCAAAGCATAGCTTTCCGCGTTGACTTAAATGCCCGTGAAAACTTTTTAGAACTAGCAGAACGTCGTGATAGCGTATTACGTCTAGCACGTATGATTAGCTATAATGCTAAACGTAACGTGGCTGCGCAAGGACTGTTAAAGTTTCAAACAGTTTCCACTACTGAAAATGTTATTGATAGCAATGGCCGCAATATGAGTGGTCAGGTAATAACCTGGAACGACCCGAGCAACAGTAACTGGAACGATCAATTTATTAAAATTATGAACGCGGCAATGCCGCAAACTCAGCAATTTGGTAACCCAGCAGACTCTGCTATAATATACGGTATCCCTACTGAACAATATCGATTGGAGTCTAACATTGGCGGAGTTCCTATCTTTGGATTCTCAAAGACAGTAGCTGGCCGATCAATGAACTTTGAAGTTACCAGTACTACTTTTAAAGGGCAGTCGTTTATATACGAAGAAGATCCAAGAGTAACAAACACCTTAGCATGTATCTATAGAGATGACGGCCACGGCGCAAGTTCAGCAGGTACTGGATTCTTTTTAAATTTTGTACAAGGTACACTTAACACTGGTACTTTTTCAATAGCACAACCAAGTAGCAATGAGTCTGTTGACGTTGATGCTCAGAACATTAATAACACCGATGTGTGGTTGTACTCTATTGATCAAAACGGTGATGAAACTGACCTATGGACTAAAGTTTCAAACTTTGAAGGCAACAATATTATCTATAACAGCCTTAGTAAAAACATTAGAAACATCTACGCAGTAGTTACTAGAGCAAGTGATTTTATCAGCTTACAATTTAGTGATGGCACCTTTGGTAATCTTCCAACTGGATCATTTAGAACTTATTATCGTATAAGTAACGGTTTAGATTATACTATTACTACCCAAGATATTCGTAGCGTAAGCATAAGTGTTCCTTATGTGTCAGCAACTGGTCAAGTTGAAACTCTAACACTTAGTCTAGCGTTAGCAACTAGCGTGTCTAACGCATCTGCTTCAGAGTCAAATGAAAGCATCAAAGCAAATGCGCCAGCAACGTATTATACACAGAATAGAATGATCACTGGCGAGGACTATAATATTAGTCCGCTAAGTGTAAGCACTGCTATATCAAAAGTCAAATCTATAAACAGAACTAGTTCTGGTATTAGCCGTTATTTTGATCTTATTGATCCAACTGGCAAATACAGTTCAACTACATTGTTTGCTGATGACGGTATTATCTATAAAGAAGAATATGTAGATGAAACACGATTCTCGTATGTTACTAAGACTGATATTGAAGGTATAATTTATAATACAGTATTAGATGTACTAAAACGAAAAAATGTTAGAAATTTTTATTACACAAACTACATTAATTTTATTACTGCGAGCTTAGATATTGCTTGGTACAACAAAACATCTGATAGCAATAGTTCCACAGGGTATGTAGGTGCCGCTGACGACAGCAACGCAATTTATAAAGTTGGATCATTTACTGCTACTGACTTAAAATATTTTAAAGCAGGATCTTTAGTTAAATTTACAGCTCCTACCGGTCAGTATTTTGATACAACACAATCGAATAAATTAATGAATGGAGTACCAACAGTAGCAGGATCTGCTTCGTCGGTATGGGCTGAGGTTATATCAGTAACTGACGACGGAACAGCCGCAGGTAAAGGTACACTAACAACAGGCTTTGGACCAATATTACTTAACCGTGTTATCCCAGCAGGCGCTATTGTAACACAAATTGTTCCAAGATGGAGAACAGCAATAGACACATCAGTCATCACTGTTATGATTGATTTGATATTTGCCAACAAGCCATTTGGCCTTCGTTACGATGCGGTAACACAAACTTGGCAAGTTATCTTTGAATCTAATTTAAATTCAACAAGTGATTTTAGTCTAGGAAAACAAGGCGACTCTAGTAATCAACAACAAGATTCTAGCTGGATGTTGCTATTCACAACTGACAACGAGTACTATACCGTTACCAGTAGAGAGCAACGATATATTTTTGAAAGTGACAACCAGATTCGATTCTATTACGATGGCAACGACAAAATTTATGATAGCCGTACATCAAATGTGATTAAAGATCAAATTAATATTCTTAGTATCAATACTGATCTGAATAGTCTTAATAGTACTCTACCGTTTACTACTGATTTAGTATGGGAAATTGTTGAAGAGTTTAAAGGATTAGACGGATATGTTGATAACAAAAAATTAATTGTTACTTTTGCTGACAGTGATGACAACGGCGTTGTTGATAACCCTGAATTGTTTTTAAACATTGTAGCACCTGATGCTACAGATCCGTCAAAATATATTGTTCAAGAAAGATATTCGATTGCTACAGGACAAGACGATTACAAATATTCAGATGCTATCCGTACCGGCGCATTAATAATCCTGCCAACTGAACCAAACAATTTTTCAGGATATACCGACGGACAGTATTTTTATTTCGTTGATACTAAAGTAGTTAAACAGTACAGTATTAAAAATCCACTTGCGGTTAGTTTACAATATAAAGTATACCAAGGACGAGATTTATTAAAGTTCCAATATACTCACAGTGCTGATTATGAGTCAAGAGTAGATGCCGGAGCAAGCAACATTATCGACACTTATGTATTGACAAAAAATTATGATACAAACTTTAGACAGTGGCTATCTGGAGCAACAACTTCAAAACCATTGCCTCCAGGCTCTGACGAATTATACGATATTATGGCACCGTCGCTAAACTTAATTAAATCAGTAAGCGATGAAATCGTATACCATCCAGTAAGTTATAAAATTCTATTTGGCGCAACAGCGGCACTAGAATTACAAGCTTCGTTTAAAATTATTAAAAATGCCAGCCGAGTGATTAGTGATAACGATATTAAAGCTCGAGCTATTACCGCAATAAATCAGTTTTTTGCTTTAGAAAACTGGGACTTTGGAGATACATTCTATTTTACAGAATTATCAACTTACGTTGTTAATCAATTAGCACCGGATGTCTCAAGTTTTGTTATTGTACCACGCCAGGGCGGAGTAGGATTTGGTGGCTTATTTGAAATTAAATCAGCTAGTGATCAAATTTTTATCAACGGCGCAACGGTAAACGATATAGAAATTATTTCAGGAATTACTGCTAGTGTTATTAAATCAATCGCAGGCACAACTGTTGTTTCAACATCAACAGCACAACAAAATATTACAAGTTCAACATACGGGAGTAATTAATGGCTGATAGTGTGAACCCAAATGCAAACGGTAGAAAAAGTTCTAACTTTCTACCAAAATTTTATCAGTCTGATGCTAATAAAAAGTTTTTACAAGCAACTGTTGATCAACTAGTACAACCAGGCACCGTTAAAAAAATTAACGGATATATTGGTAGAGAAAATGCTAAAGCCACGACCGGCGACGATATCTTTATTGCCGCTGCAACTACTCTAAGACAACGATATCAGTTAGAGCCAGGCCTGGTTGTTAACGACAAACTAGGTAACAACACATTCTTTAAAGATTACCAAGACTATATTAATCAGTTAGAAGTCTTTGGCGGAAATTTATCTAATCATGCCCGTGTTAACGAACAAGAAATGTATTCTTGGGATCCGCATATTGATTGGGATAAGTTTGTTAACTTTCAAAATTACTATTGGTTACCATACGGCCCCGATGTAATTGCCATTGCCGGTCAACAAGATAAAATTGAAAGCTCATACACTGTTACGATTGAAAGCGAGGGCGACAACAATGTTTATATGTTTAACCCTACAGGCTTAGTTCGTAATCCAACTTTAAAGTTATACAGAGGTCAGACTTATAAGTTCACTATTAACAGTCCTGCTAATCCGTTTAGTTTTAAAACCACTAAAACTACAGGTTCACAAGATCGATATCTTACTAGCGGCCTTGATAAGTTTGCGGTAACCAACGGTACTATTACTTTTACAGTACCATATGGCGCACCTGATTTACTTTACTACCTTAGTGAAAATGACATTGACCTTGGCGGTGTAGTACAAATATTATCAATTGACGAAAACACTTCAATTGATGTTAGCACTGAGGTATTAGGCAAACAAACATATAAGTTAGCTAACGGTACTGCACTTAGTAACGGAATGAAAGTGCGATTTATTGGTAACGTTACCCCGGCTGAGTATTCAACTGGATACTATTATGTTGAAGGAGTTGGCACAGGTATTACTTTAGTTAATGAAACATCATTAGAGTTAGTAAGTGCGTACACTACATCAGAATCAATCTTATTTGACACTATCCCGTTTGACAGCATGCCTTTTAGTGATGCTACAGCATTTGCCGGCACGCGAGATTACGTGGTTATCAATAGAGCCAGTTACGACCTAAACCCATGGAGTCGTTACAATAGATGGTTTCATAAAGATGCCATCGAAGCTAGCGCAAGATTTAACGATAAAGTACCATCCTTAGATCAAACAGCTCGTGCTGTTCGTCCTATTATTGAATTCGAAGCAAACTTAAGATTGTTTAACTTTGGTACAACTGCTATTCCTGACGTTGACCTAATTGATACTTTTACAACAGATGTATTCTCAACCATTGAAGGCAGCATTGGTTATAACGTTGACGGTATTCCGCTAACACAAAACCAACGTGTGCTGTTTACTGCTGACACAGATGTGTTTGTAAGAAATAAAATTTTTAAAGTTACTTTTTCTACAATTAACAATGTACGTCAAATGCATTTAGTTTTAGAAAATACACCGGCGCACGGCGACATTGCTCTAGTTAAGCAAGGAGTAACAAATCAAGGTAAAACTTTTTGGTACAATGGGACCGAATGGAAACAAGCACAACAAAAAACAAAATTAAATCAATCACCTCTGTTTGATGTATATGATAATGACGGTTATAGTTATGGCGATATATCAGTATATGACGGATCAACTTTTTCTGGAACAGAAATATTCTCATATAAAGTAGGCTCAGGTACTACAGACAGTAATTTAGGATTTCCATTAACCTACAAAAATATTAACAATATTGGTGATATTGTTTTTACCTTTGACCTTGCCTACGATTCATTCCAGTATAAAAACATTACAGATGTTTTAACTAAAACTACAAACGTTGGATTCTTACAAAAAATTAACAATACAACAGAGTCGTTTTCATATGTTAACGGCTGGCAAGTGTGTAAAGTTCCAGTTACCCAAGCCGCCTTGCGAATTTATAAAAATTCTAAGTTAACTAATAACTTTTACTTAGACATCTTTGACGATATTAACAACCTAGCTGACTTAACAGTTAAGGTATATGTTAACGGTATTCGATTAGACAAAGATAAATGGGATATTGTTGACGACGTTGTTTATAAAAAAATTGTTCTAACTACTGACATTACAACTTCGGATGTATTAACAATCCGTGCCTTTGCGAAACAATCAATTAACAGCAACGGACATTATGAAATTCCAGTTAACTTACAAAACAATCCGTTAAACAGTACGATTGGCGACTTTACACTAGGTGAAGTTATTGATCATGTTAGCAGTATTGTTGACAATCTAGATGTGTTTGCTGGAACATTTCCAGGCCCTAGTAACTTACGAGATGTTGGAAATGTAACTCAGTACGGTACTAAGTTTGTACAACACTCTGGCCCGGCAAGTTTAAGTTTATATCATATTACGTCAACCTCTAATAATATTGTTAAGGCTATTGAAAAGTCTCGAGATGACTATAATAGATTTAAACGCAATTTTATTGCGGTAGCTGAATCATTAGGCGTTGACACTGATACAGTAAAACACGTTGACTTAATTTTACAAAAGATTAATAGAGATAAACCTAGTAATCATCCTTATTTCTTTAGCGATATGGTGCCGTATGGCGCCAGTATTAAAGCTGAAATCAATATTGTTGACAGTCGAGTTCAAACATATCCATTAACATCTGTTTTTAATTTAACATCACTATCAACAAAAGCTGTTATCATTTACTACACAGATGTTACTACTAACAAAGTAACACAGTTGTTGCACGGAAAAGATTATACCTTTAGTGACCAAGGATTTGTTGTTATTACAGCACCGTTAGCAGTTGACGATTTAATTACAATTTACGAATACGACAATACTAACGGATCATTTGTACCATCTACTCCTACTAAATTAGGCATTTGGCCAAAATACGAACCTAAAAAATATCTTGATACAAGTTTAGTTACTCCAAGAGAGATGCTACAAGGCCACGATGGCAGTCAGGTACTTGCCTATGGTGACTATCGAGATGATTTAATTTTAGAAATTGAACGACGTATCTATAACAACATTAAAGTTACTTACGATCCAACTATTTTTGATATTCGAAATATTGTTCCAGGATACAACAGAGAAACACCGTATTCATTATCTGAGTTTAATCAGGTGCTGGCTCCAAGTTTTTATAAGTGGACTTCTTATATTGATAAAGACTTTACAAAGCCACTTAGTTATGATAGAAATAACAGTTTAACATTTAACTACAGAGGACACTATGCTCCTGATGGCAGAGAAACTCCGGGATACTGGAGAGGTGTATACCGCTGGTTACTAGATACTGATCGTCCTAATATCTGTCCTTGGGAAATGTTAGATTTTAGTGAAGAGCCTAGCTGGTGGGTTGACGTCTACGGCCCTGCCCCGTATACTAGTGACAACCTTGTCATGTGGCAAGACTTGTCTGACGGTGTAATTAGACAGCCGGGCGTGCCGCCAATTAGAAAAGCATCACTTGCTCGACCATTTTTAATAGATAAGATTCCTGTAGATGAACAGGGGAATATTATCAGCCCGTTAGCATCAGGACTATCTGAAGGTATTACTACTGCTTCTACCGCCGGCGACTTTGTATTCGGAGATGTAAGCCCAATTGAAGCGTCATGGCGCCGAAGCTCTCATTATCCGTTTAGCGTATTGCTAGCGGCAATGTTATTACAGCCAGCTAAATCATTCGGCACACTACTAGACAGATCTCGTATTGTAAGAAACGTGGCAGGCCAGTTAATATACAGTGATACTGGACTTCGTGTAACACCTAGCAGTATAAAACTTCCTAGCATATATTCTAGTACAAATAATGTTTACACAAGCGGCATTATTAACTATATTGTTGATTATATTTTAAGTGATAATTTAAGATCTTATAATTCTTACATTTATGATTTACAACAATTAGACGCAAAATTAAGCTATCGTATTGGTGCGTTTACAAGTAAAGAAAAATTTAATTTACTATTAGATAGTAAGACTCCGTTAAGTCAAGGCAACGTATTTGTTCCACCGGAAGATTATAACATTATTTTAAACAGTTCAAGTCCTGTGAGAAAGATAACATACAGCGCAGTAATTGTTACAAAATTATCAGACGGTTTTGAAATAAAAGGTTATAGTAAATCACAACCTTACTTTAAATCTTATCCGTGGATACAGTCCGGCGTTACTATTAATGTTGGCGGGATTAGTGAAAGTTATATTTCTTGGACAACGGGATCTAGATATGCCGCTGGAAAAATTGTGTTATACAGCGGCAAGTATTATAGAGTACGAGTAATCCATACCGCCAGCACCACATTTGATCAAAAGTTTTATGAACCGTTAGCATCGTTACCGGTCATTGGCGGCCGAGAAGCAACATTGCGACGAGCATGGGATCGTGTAGATCCTGTTACAGTTCCTTACGGTACAAAATTTAGAACAAGCCAAGAAGTTGTTGACTTTTTACTAGGCTACGGGGAATATTTAAAAGACCAAGGATTTATTTTTGATGAATATAATCCAGCATTAAACGCAGTTACTAACTGGGAAACTAGTGCTAAAGAATTCTTGTTCTGGACTACACAAAACTGGTCTTCAGGAGAAGACAAATGGACCGACTGGGTAGCTTTTAATGCTTACTCATTTGGAGAGATTGTACAGTACAACGGCGATTATTATCGTGTTATTCGTAACTCTGAGCCAAGTGCTATTTTTACAGAAGATGATTTTGTTAAACTAGACGGTTTGAGTACAGTTGGCAGTAGTGTAATTAGTTTAAGTCCAGCAGCCTCTAGATTATCATTTGCTACAAATTTATGTGTAGTAGATGATGTCACAAACTCGTTTAACGGCTATGAAATATTTAAAGTTGACGGCACTCCGATTGAACCGGACTTTTTAAATTCATATAGAGATGACAACGCAGCCAGTTACGAACCAGCAGGCGACGATGGTATATATGGCGGATCATTTTATCTAGTACAAAAAGAACAAGTATTGTTGCTTAATAATACTACAATGTTTAATGATACTATATACAGCCCTGCTAGTGGATACAGACAAGAACGCATTAAAGTAGCAGGGTATGTAAGTACTAACTGGTACGGCGGATTTAACGTGCCTGGCTTTATTTTTGATCAAGCAGTAATCGCCGAATGGGAATCTTGGAAAGACTATGCCCTAGGTGACATAGTAAAGTATAAAGAATTCTTTTATAGTGCCTCATCCTTTTTAGTCGGTTCAGAATCGTTTGAGCCAACTAATTGGATTAGACTCGAAGGAGCACCTACTGCTCAGTTGTTACCTAACTGGAGTTATAAAGCAAGCCAGTTTACTGATTTTTACAGCCTTGACAGTGATAATTTTGACCCGTCACAACAAGCAATGGCTCAACACCTAATTGGTTATCAAAAGCGTCAGTACTTGAGTAATATTATTCAAGATGGCGTTAGTGAATTTAAATTTTATCAAGGCATGATTATTGAAAAAGGTACACAAAACGTTTTCAATAAACTATTTGATGTATTAAGTGCTGACAACCAAGAAAGTTTAAAATTTTACGAAGAGTGGGCATTACGTGTTGGTCAATACGGTGCTAGCTCTGCCTTTGAAAATATTGAATTTGTATTAGATGAAGCAGTATTTAAAAATAACCCTCAAGGGTTTGAATTAGTTAACAGTATTGATCCTAACAAAATTGATTTTATTGCTAGACAAACGCCTAACGACATTTATTTAAAACCGTTAGGTTATAATAACGCCCCGTGGCCACTAGCATTAACATCAGCACCATATTTACGAACACCAGGATATGTAAGACCTGATGAAGTTGCGTTAACATTATCTACGTTTGATGATATTCTTACACAGGATATTTCTCAGTTTGCCAACGGTGACTATGTATGGGTAGGTTTTGAAGGCCGTGAGTGGAATGTTTATAGATACACAGATGCTAATATTGGTATCAATGATGTTTCATACGATGATACTGTTAAAGAATTAACTATAACCACAGACAAATTAACTAGTTTAGTAGTTGGAAATATAATTGGAATTACCCAAGTTAGTAAATTTTCAGGATTTTATAAAATAAAATCAATAACTTTAAACAAACTAGTTGTTGATGCTGACATTGTAGACTTCCCAGATCCGTTTGTTGAACAAGATCCAATGGTAGTATTTGTGTTTACTACTCAACGAGCAAAAAATGTGTATAACGAAGCTACCGGTGAATTAGTATCCCTTGCTATTGATCGAGCTGACGAATTATTACCTAAAGTTTTAAAAGAAAATGAACTACTATGGGTTGACGATGCCGGCCAAGGCAAATGGTCTACTTGGAAATTTTCTCCAGTTTATAATAACGAAGAAATAGCTAATACTGTTAATGCTAACGGGTTAGCATACGGTAGAAAAGTTATTATTAATAACGAAGGTGTGATTGCGATTGTTTCAAACAACCTAGGCGAGCTTGCGGTATACGACAAGGCAAGTTTAGCATCACCGTGGATTCAACGTCAAACAATTACAGCACCGTTTATATCAAATACTATCGCAGGCAGTAACGCAACTCCTGATTATTTAACTGGCGGTGTACTAGCATTATCAGCAGATGCTGAATGGCTAGCAACTGGCACTCCTTTAGCTAACAGAGTATCTACAGCCTACAACGATATAACATGGAATGAGCAAGACAACGATTATACTGTTGGAGTTATTGTAAGCTATCAAGGTAGATTTTTTAGATCTAAAGTAACACACAGCCCAGCAGATCATCCGTTGTTCTTAGATCAGGCTGAAACAAGATTAAACTTGGCATATTGGAAAGAATTAGAATATGTAGTAGCTGAGCCGTTCCAGATTGGTGGTACTAACTCTACTAAAATACAACAAGGTGTTGTGTCAATTTATAGAAAAGATTCAAATAACATATTTGAACTTGTTGACACTATTATTAGTCCTTTACCAACCGATGGAGAGTTGTTTGGCGCAAGCCTGGCGTTTGGTGAAAACACATTGTTTATTGGTGCCACTGGCGCAAATAATGAACAAGGTGTAGTTTATGAATTAAATTATAAAACTAGAACACGAGTAACTACTTCATATAATCCAGCAGGCAGTTCTGGTCCTATAGTAAAAGTTACTAGTTCGGTAGGTATTGAACCAGGCATGGCTATTGTTGGCGCAGGCTTTAACAGCGGCCAAGTTGTTATTTCAGTTATTGATTCAACTACTATTCGATTAAACCTTCAACCTGATGATCTACCAGTAGGCATTATTAATTTCACTTCTACTGGTTGGGGGTACGGAAATATTTTAGTATCACCAGAAGAACTTCCTGGAAACTTCGGTACTTCAATTTCAATTAGTAAAGATAATTCTACTTTATTAATTTCAGCTCCAAGTGAATCAGTAAATTCTTTATATTTGTATAAAGAAATTAACAACGAGTATGTTAACATTGATGCTCTAGTAGGATCATCTTTAGAGCCAGAGTACGGTCTTAATAATTCAGTGTCAGATGACGGATTATATATTGCTGTTTCGTCAATATATGCCGACTTAGAAAAAACAGATCAAGGTTCTGTAACAATATACAAATATACTACTACCATAGTTGATAATGAGCCCGTATCAAGTTATGAGCTATATCAGCAGTTAGTAAATCCTAATCCAGAGACAGCACAATTCTTTGGGTCTAAAGTAGCATTTATGAATAATGCTAAAACATTAGTTGTGTATAGTAAGAACGCTGACAGCTATTCTACAATAACTTCTGACAAATATTTAGACACATACGATTCATTTACCTTTACAACAAGTACAGGCGCCCAACGTACTTCAAAATATGTTGGTAATCCAGCATCTGGTACTAGCGCAACACCAACAACGTTTGATAATAACATTACTAGATTTGTTACTACAGCAGTCAACGGTGGCCGAGTTGATGTTTATGACCAATACGGTACAAAGTGGATATTCAGCGAAAGCCTAAAAAATGAAAACGTTGATGATGCGGGCTACGGCGAAGGTTTTGCTGTTGGCGCAAACTATATTGTTGTTAGCGCACCATACGCTGAAGTTAACGGAATTAAAACAGGTCGAGTATTCCAGTACGGCAAGGCGCCAAATACTTATAGCTGGAGTGTAATCCATAGTGAAATTGATAAACCTGATGTTAATAAAATTAAACAGGCATTCTTATACAATAAAACTACTAACAAACTAATCACATATCTTGATGTGATAGATTCAAACCAAGGAAAAATTCCAGGTTCAGCAGATCAAGAAATTAAGTATAAAACATTTTATGACCCAGCAACTTATTCAGTAGGTAACAGTGAGGTTAATGTTGATGACGGCATGGCCTGGACAACATCTCAAGTTGGTATGTTATGGTGGGATCTAAGAACTGCTAAGTTCTATGACAGCTACGATAACGATATTGTTTATAGAAACAGCACCTGGAATACACTATTCCCTGGAGCAAGTATTGACGTTTATGAATGGGTTGAATCAAAATATATACCTTCAGATTGGAATTCTCAAGCAGACACCGAAGACGGCCTAGCAAACGATATTAGCGGACAAACTTTATACGGTGACGATGTGTATAGTCGTGTACAGAAATACGACAACGTTTCTAAAACATTAAAGAACACTTATTACTATTGGGTTAAGAATAAAAAGACAGTTCCTAACGTACCTAACAGACAAGTATCTAGTCAAGACGTTGCTAATCTAATTAGCAATCCTCGAGGCGCCGGATACAAATATATTGCCTTAACTAGTGCTAACAGTTTTAGTTTAGTAAACATCAAACCTGATCTAGCAGATGCTAACGTAGTGTTGTCAATTGAATATTGGACCGTTGATAAGATAGATAAAAATATCCACACACAATGGAAATTAATTAGTAATAATCCAGATACAGCAATCCCTGCCAAGATTGAAGACAAGTGGTTTGATAGTTTATGCGGCAAAGACATATATGATCGAGTTGTGCCTGATACAACACTGCCTATTAAGATTCGATACGGTGTTGAAAATAGACCAAGACAAGGTATGTTTGTTAATAGATTTGAAGCACTAAAACAATTATTTGAAAATGTTAATAGTGTATTAATCAACAAACAGATAACAGAGTCTAGAGACATTACTTCGCTGTTATCTTTTGATCCAGCACCATCTATAATTTCAGGACTATACGATACTGTGTTAGACACTGATGATGAATTAAGATTTGCCGGCATTGGAACATTCACTAGCCCGTCGGCTATTCCAGTTATCGTTGACGGTAAAATTGTTGACGTAACAATTATCAATAAAGGTAGCGGATATTTAATAGCCCCGTATATTACAGTCACCGGCCAGGGCTCTGGCGCAAAGATTAGAGCTGTATTAGGAGCCAACGGCAGAATTTCTGGAGCAGAAATTATTTCTCAAGGCTCTGGATATGACGCAACTAATACATTCTTAACTATTAGAAACTATACAGTTCTAGTTAAGAGTGATAGTCAAGCCGGCGGTAACTGGAGTACTTACGGCTACGAGCCGCAAACACAAGTTTGGTCACGTATTCAGACTCAAACATACGACACAAGAAGATATTGGTCTTATGTAGATTGGTATGCTACTGGATATAATCAGTTTACTGCTACTGACTACTCGATAAACACTCTTTCAGATCTTAATACTATTACTGCTGAAACAGGCGATACAGTTAAAGTATTAACAAGTAACAACAGCGGCTGGATGTTATTAGAAAAGTACGCTGAGTCTAATTCAGTTGATTGGACGCAGAGCTACCGTGTTATCGGTATGCAGAACGGAACAGTACAGTTTAAATCTTCGTTATATCAGTTTGCTGATACTCAGTACGGTTACGATGGTACATTATACGATGTAGCAATATTCGATAACGTAGCATCTAAAGAGTTGCGAAATATTCTGTTAGCGTTAAAAAATAATATTTTAATTGACGATCTTAAATCAGAGTTTTTAAATTTATTCTTTGTTACTGTGCGTTATGCGTTAAGCGAACAAAATTATATTGATTGGATCTTTAAGACAAGTTTTGTCAAGGTTCAACACAATGTTGGAGATTTACAACAGCATGTAACTTATAGAAATGATAACCTTTCAGATTTTGAAGATTATGTTTCTGAAGTAAAACCCTACAGAACAAAAATTAGAGAATACATTAGCGGATATACAAAAATTGATACCGCTGAGTTATCAGTTACCGACTTTGATGTACCACCAGTATTTGAAAACGGCCAATTATCAAACATTGTTACTAATGTAATTGATGGTGAGATAACAGCCAACAGCAATGCTATTATTTCATATCCGTGGAAACACTGGTTAGATAATGTTGGCTTTGTTGTTACAGAAATGAATATCGTAGACGGCGGATCAGGATATATTACTGAACCGGCAGTAAGAATTATAAGCAATTCTGGATCTGGAGCAACTGCTAGAGCGTTCATTGCTAACGGTAAAGTTAATCGTATAGTGTTGTCTAAGTCTGGCCAAGGATATTTAAGTGCTCCAGAAATTATAATTGATGGTGGCCTTTCACCGATTGGTGAACCTGCTAGAGTTATTGCCACTATTGGTAAGAGTGTTGTAAGATCAAGTCTTGTTAAAATGAAGTTTGATAGAATAACACAAGCCTACTATATTACTAACTTACAAGAAACAGAAACATTAGTTGGCACAGGTAGTCGATTACAGTTCCCATTAACATGGGCGCCTAATTCCCAAGTGGGTAAATCAACAGTGTCGATAAACGGCGTAGACACTATTGGAGTAAACTATACTCTATCAATTGTTAAGTCAACTGCTCGCGGGTATACTAGCTATTCTGGTTCAATCAAATTTGATGAAGCTCCGCCATCAGGGGCAACAATCACAGTTAACTATATTAAAGATTGGTCGATGCTAAATGCCGCTGATCGAATTCAATACTACTACAATCCAACAACTGGCGAACTAGGTAAAGACTTAGCACAGTTAATGACTGGTATTGACTACGGTGGTGTTATTGTTAGTGGTCTTGGATTTGATGTTAGCGGCGGTTGGGGATCACTGCCTTATTATTCAGACAAGTGGGACAGCTTTGACGGCACATTTGACGACTACATTGTATCAGTAGACGCCGGAACCTCAGTGTTTACACTTCCATACGTTCCTGCTCTTGATGAAAAAATTAACGTTTACCATTCTAAGTTAGATACAATTTCATATGTATCAGACGGCATAACAACTGGTTATAATTTTAGCATTTATAATATATTTCCTCCTCAGGTACATGCGTCTAAACAAACACGAGTATTAGTTTCTCCTAACAATGTAGCAGGAAGTAACATCATTACTGTGACTAATATTCCGGTTACAGTAGCCGCTACTGGTAACAATGGCGATATTACAGTAACAGTTGCTGACAATCGTGGCATCTACGTAGGCATGAGAGTTACCGGCCAAGTAGGTTTAGGTTCAGGCACTGTAACAGTTACTGATATCTTTGGAAACATTATTCAATTAAGTGTTGCCAACGATGGAGCTATTGACGGTAATTTGATTTTTACAGATATTACTGACACTGGAACACGAGGACTTAAAGTTGGCGATGTATTAACAGTTACGCCTTATGTATTAGATACAATTGGATACAATACTAAAATTGTTGAAATTATTAATAGTACAGATGTCCGACTAGATCAAATTTTATTTAAAGATGTTCCAGCCGGCTCGACAGCAACCTTTACAAGAGAATTAGTTAGCCCAACTGACTTTACGCCATTAGCTAGCGGAACAGTACAGTTAACTGACCCATTACCAAATCAATTAGTGATTACTATTCAAGCATTTTCAACACCTGCAAGAATTGACGATCCGGCCTATGTTGGCACACCGCTGGCTAATAAACCAGATGTAGTGATGCCTACATGGTTAGGTGACGGCACACGAAGCCAAGTTAACATTTTTGAATACACTCCAGTAAACGATCGCTTTACTATTAACGATGGTGATCAATTTATTCTACGTAAGAGTACTAGTGACGGTTCTATTAAACCACAAGATGCTGATTATGATACTGCGCTAAGTGGCGGTGATCTAACATATTCAAGTGCTACTGGTTTACGTGCTGAAGACATTATATTAGATGGTGACGGTTTTGTAACCCCAACTAGTAGCCCAGCACCGGAAGAAGTTGTTCCTGGCCAAGTAGTTGATACTGTAGCAATTAAAGTTTACGATAAACCGCAAAGAGGTTCAGCAAATATTAAACTTGATAGTTACATTGGTGACGGTAATGAAGTTAACTTCTCAGTGTCGCAACAACCAAATAGTCCTCATGCTATCGTAGTTAAAACACAAAGAGGCCAACGTAACATTGACGGAACTATTGAATCAATATCACTAATATTGACAGACGGTGTTGATTATACATACGACTACGCAAGTAATGTTGTAACGTTTATTAATACTCCTGCCGTCGGCATTAACATCGCAATCTTCAGCTTTGGATTCAACGGTTCTGGAATATTAGATTTAGATTACTTTATCGGCGACAGTACTACTACAGAGTTTATTACAAAAGCGCCGTGGTTAGAAACAGTAACGTCACTAGTGTATGTTAATGGACAACCTCAATCAGTTGAACTATTCCAAACAGATTCGTCATACGAAAATTCAGATAGAATTGGTATTAGATTCGTTGTACCACCAACTGTTGGAGCATTGATTAATTTTGTAATAGTAAGCGGCGCTGAACAAACATTCTCTGTGATAAGTTCACAAAAAATTGTTCCAAGCGGCACTGATACCTATTCACTAACTTCACAAGTTGGTGATGCACTACCAAGCGAATCAAATATGATTGTACGTGTTGGCGATAATATTATTCCTGGCCCTACAAACATATACTTTAAGATTAAAGGTAATCAGATTAATTACACAGTAGATCCGACTAAGTTCCTACCGTACTCAGTATCAAGTCAAAATATTAGTGTGTTGATAGCTGGTAACTTATTAGATCCTGGCATTGATTATAATGTTGACCTAAGTGGAATCACAGTTCGTTTAAATCAATTACTACGTGATACTAATATTGGTGCTCAGTTGATTGTTAGCGTTAAACAAGAGCAAGGCTACGCCTACTTACCTAACCCTCCAAGAATTAAATTTACACAAGCACCTGCTCTTGGTCAAACTGTAGAAATAATTAGTGCTTATAAACACGATATCTTAGATATTCAAAGTACTGCGGTAACTATCACATCAGACGTTGTAGTTACTCCTAATACGACAGAGTTTTATACATATACTGGACTGTCAGGTGGATACATTGTATTAGACCGTCCAGTGATTGACGATAGATATGTTTGGGTAATTAAAGATGGCAAGTTGCTAACACCTAGTATTGATTTCAAAGTGAACAGTGATAAGCAAAGTATTACCTTAGCCATACTTCCATCGTACAATGAAACATATACACTATTAACATTTAGTAGTGATGTGTTAGGTACGAGTATCGCTTATATGCAATTTAAAGATATGTTAAATCGTATTCATTACAAGCGTCTAAGTGCGGCCAAGCAAACAAAACTAACACTTGATTTAACGCAGACTGCTACAACGATTACAGTTGACGATGCTACTACGTTTGATATTCCAAACAGATTAGCTAACAAGCCAGGTGTTATTGAAATCCGCGGTGAGCGTATTGAATACTATACACTAACTGGAAATGTTCTAGGACAAATTAGACGCGGTACATTAGGTACAGGTGTTCCACTAGTTCATAAAGCTGGTTCGTATGTACAAGACATTGGAGCGAGTGAAACAGTTCCGTATGTGGATGTATCTATAACAGAAACGATTGTATCTGACGGTACTAACATTGTTCCAATTAACTTTACTCCAACTAAAGGCCTTACTGATGTTACGTTGCCTAATTATGAACCAACCGGCCTTGTTGGATGGTTTAACGAATACGGATTTAATTTAACAGCATCATCTAATAATAATTTTGACGCAACGTACCGACCAACGGTTATGTATGCTAAGAATGATGTAGTACTTTATGCTGGTGTGTATTATGTTAATAACAAGAGCTCAACAGGGATTTTACCAACAGTAACAACTAATTGGAGTCCATTAGCACTACCGATAGATTTTGGCCAATCTAATGATATTGAAGTGTTTGTCGGTGGTACACGATTGAAGAAGAAACCTTATAAGGTTCACAGTATTACTAATCATCCAGAAAGCCCTGAGGGCGATGTTCAGTTTGACGCAGAATTTTCAGTTAACGGTGAAGATAACTTTGTAAAATTGACAGTTGCTCCTGCGTTTGGTACTCGTATTACTGTAGTTAAGCGTACAGGTACTGACTGGGATGGTAAGACTACTGTTAGTATTCTTGATGATGAAAATAAAGTAGCAAGATTCTTAAAAGATAGTCCAGGAATCTGGTATAACACTATCGCTAAATATGAAAAGAAAGTGGCAACAACGTTTGACAACGGGGCTGGCACATTTGACAGTTCAAACGTAACAATGGACCAAGGATAATAAAATGGCAAAGCAAGTAATTAATACAGGTACTACAGTCAACGACGGCACAGGCGATTCGCTTAGATCCGCCGGGGCAAAGATAAATCAAAACTTTGATGAGATCTATGCGGTACTAGGAACAGGTGAAACAATTGGCACAGTTACTAGTGTCCAAGCAGGTGAAGGTCTCGGTGTTCTTAATCAAGCAGGCACTGTGACTATAACAAACACTGCTCCTAATAGAGGATCTTTTAAAATCCTTGCGGTCCAGGGTCAAGAAAACATTGTAGCAGATGGGTTAGCAGACACGTTAACTTTAGTGGCTGGTACTAACGTTACGCTCAGTACAAACGCAACAACAGACACGTTAACAATTAATGCTCAGTCAAACGTTCAATTACCTAGTGACTGGTCGGCAGTGAGCGGTGTTACTAGAATTATTAACAAACCGGTATTTTCTATAGTGGCTACTTCTGGATCATATACAGACTTGGCTAATAAACCTGCGTTGGCGGCAGTATCTACTACAGGTGCTTATGCTGATCTAACTGGAAAGCCAACACTAGCTACTGTAGCAACTAGCGGACTGTATTCAGACTTATCTGGCAAGCCAACATTGTTTAGTGGCGCCTATGTTGATCTAACAGGAAAGCCAACACTAGCTACTGTAGCAACTACTGGCTCTTACAACGACTTAGCTGATAAGCCAGCGTCTACTAGCCAAGTACAAGTTGACTGGAATCAAGCAACGACTTCAGCAGTTGATTTTATTAAAAACAAGCCAACGATTCCAGCGGCCCAATTACAAAGCGACTGGACACAGACTAGTAACATTGCTAAAGACTTTATTAAAAATAAACCAACATTGTTTAGCGGATCATATACCGATTTAACTAACAAGCCAACGTTGTCAGTAGTTGCGTCATCTGGTTCATATATTGACTTAACTAATAAACCAACATTGTTTAGCGGAAGCTATGCTGACCTAACTAACAAACCAACATTTGCTACAGTAGCTACTAGCGGTAGTTATGCTGACTTAACTAACAAGCCAACAATCCCATCCGCACAAATACAAAGCGATTGGACGCAATCAAATAATGCTAGTTTAGATTTTATTAAAAACAAGCCGGCATTGTTTAGCGGTTCTTATAATGATCTAACAGATAAACCAATTCTTGTAACATCGATTACTGCGTTAAGTGACGTTGATACAACAAGCACACCGCCAACATCCGGCGATGTATTAAAGTGGAACGGCACTAATTGGGTACCGGGCAGTGACGCAACTACTGGCGGCGCTGGTACTGATGCTGATACACTTGACGGATTTGACAGTGCTTATTTCTTAAACTATAGTAACTTAACAAACACTCCAGTAATTCCAGGCCCACAAGTTCAAACAGATTGGAACGCTACTACTGGCCTTGGTGTTATTTTAAACAAGCCAACATTGTTTAGCGGATCATATGTAGATTTAACTAACAAGCCAACAATTCCTACAACCTTACTAGGATTAGGAATTACAGACGGCACAGTTGGACAAGTATTAACTACTAACGGTGCTGGAGTATTCACGTTTACTACTGTCTCAGGAGGTGGTGGCGGCGGAGCAATGGCTTCAAGAACAACAGCATCTGCTACTACAGCATCGATTGCCGATGCGGCTACTGCTAACATTGCTATCACTGGATTTAAGTCTTATATGTTACTTAAGATTCAAACCAGCGCGGCAGCTTGGGTAAGATTATATTCTGATACAACTTCAAGAACTGCTGATGCGTCACGTACAATTACAACTGATCCTGCTCCTGGCACTGGCGTTATTGCTGAAGTTATTACAACCGGCGCCCAAACAATTTTATTAACACCTGGTGTGCTAGGATTTAATAATGAGTTGCTTCCAACAACTTCAATTCCTGCTACTGTTACTAACAGAAGCGGAACAACTACTACAATCACGGTAACTGTGACATTAGTACAACTAGAGGCATAACATGGATCCAATTCCACATCTCGGCAACCCTGAAGATCAGAGTTTAAAAGAGTATATAGTTACTCTCAAAGATTTTGAAGATTCAACAGCATTTTATAACGACATGGAAGAGATCGGCGGCAATTTATATCTTCCTAAGCGTGCAGTTGAATGCATTAATCGCAGACCAATTAGTAGAAATACCCACTACATGCTGACGTATGACGAAGCGGCACAGATTAGAAATGATCCACGAGTACTAGCAGTTGAATTAAATCCAGCTGACTTAGGGTTTATTAAAGGTACATACGGTTTTGAACAAACGTCAACACAATTTGACAAACGTGTTGGCAGTAATTCTGCTGATCTTAATTGGGGACTTCTTCGATGCTTACGAAAAGAAGATATTCCTAATTGGGGAATCAACGGAACTGTAGAGTTCTCAGGTTCTCTAATATCAGATTGTTCAGGAAGGAACGTTGACGTGGTAATTATGGATGATGGCTGTCCATATCCTACGACTCTTGAATACCAGCAAAATGCTGACGGGACTGGCTACAGCAGAATGGTTGAATATAATTGGTATATTCATAATCCTGTAGTAACCGGGGGAGCAGTTGGGCAATACCCTTATTCGTCAAACAGATTACAACAACATGGCGCTCACACAACTGGAACTGTAGCAGGTAATACACAAGGTTGGGCACGTGATGCTAACATATACAATCTTACATATAATAATAGTATTGATTATGTTCGAGAGTTTCATAAAAATAAACCTATTAATCCTTTAACCGGTGTTAAAAATCCAACTGTAATGAATAATAGTTGGGGTTATCGAGGCGGCGCAGTAAACACGGCTAATGTATCTAAGTTTACAATACGAGGTGTTGAGTATTTCCCAACAAGCGGAACAGCTGGTTCATATGTATGGGATGCTAACATTGTTAATAATATTGCTAGACTTAATACTACCGGTGCGTTTCCAGCAAGGAACGCCGCCACAGATGCTGATATGGTTGATGCTATGGCCGAAGGTGTTATCATAGTTGCTAGCGCCGGCAACAGTTATTTTTACCAAGATGATATAGACGGCCTAGATTATAACAATACTATGGTACAGAGCGGCTCAACATTATACATTCACAGAGGTAGTAGTCCCGGAGCTGCCGACGGTGGTACTGAAAATACAAAAATTATTACTTCTGGAGCAATAGGTCAACACAACGAGCCAAGTGGGTCAAGCGTATATAGCTCAACAGGTATTGAAGTAGGCGACTACAAAGCAGAATTTAGCAACTACGGGCCACGTATCGATGTGTGGGCCCCCGGCTCTGGTGTACAAAGTATATGGACAGCTGGTGCCTCATTGTATGATTCTAATAATGCCCCTGACCCTCGTGTAGCCGCACTGGGATTAACTGATACTGTTAATAATAATTTTAAGAAATGTCCTGGCACTAGTATGAGTTGTCCAAACACTGTAGGAGTTTTAGCTTGTATAGCAGAAAAATATCCAAGGATGACACAGGCAGACGCAAGAGAATACCTTAAGTACACTGCACCTGAAACAGTTATTAGTACCAATGGTGGGGCACAAGATTGGAAAGATGCCGGGTTCTCATATAATCCAGCAAGTAACAAACAAATGTTATTGTTACAAGGCACTAGAATGCCTACCGCTGAAGTTGGCGGGTTCCATCCAGTTCCTTTTCCAGAAGCAACTAGTAAACATAGACCGCCTAGTGGATTAGTTTATCCCCGTAAACGTAATTTTCACAGTTATAATGCTGCCGCTACTTTTAGTTTAACAGCTAGCTCAAACACGGTGATAACTGGAAATACAGTTACAATGACAGTAGCAACAACTAATGTGGCAAACGGCACACTAGTTCCTTATATTGTTACAGCAAAGCCAAGAGCTTCTAGTGAGCCGGTATTAACTACAAGCGCCTTCAGCGGCATATATAGTTCTGATACATTAGTTTCGGGAACAAGTAGTTTTAATACTCGGCCAAATAATAGCAATAGAATAACTACGCAAAGTGTTGCTAACGGTTCATCAACTCCAATAACAAATAGTTTATTAGGGGCGGCATCATTAGCATCGGCAACACCTGGCACAGGCGCAATTCCATTTACAGGCAACCAAGATGATGGCTATTGGATAATAACATTACCGTGGTCTGTACAATATTTAGGAGTAAGTTATACTACTATTGGCATTGGTACAAACACCTACATTACCTTTGGGGCAGGATCTCAAGAGTATGCTCAGCTAAGTGCTTCTAATCCTCCAATCCCTAAAATTATGATAAGTTGTGCTGATAACTCAGCACAGAGAATATACTATGGAACAGAAGGTGTTGCTCCTAATAGAACTTATAGGGTTCGTTGGGAAGGAACTGCATCGACTAGTGGTACATTAGGAAGTCCAAATATGGTGTACGAAGCAGTATTTTATGAAAACACGCCAAATCAAATCGATACCCATATAGGCGCAAATGCTCGTTGGAGTACAAGTGTTAGTGGTTCTGTGTATCCATTTTCATCAGCTGATATTAACGTGCCATTAACTGGAACTGTAACAGTAACTGACAATTCAGCTAGTTTACCCATTACTATTCTGTCTTCTACGCTGTTAACAATGAATGTGCGACTTGGTATATTTCCAGCACCTAACGTTAACATACTAGTTAATTAAACTAGCAGATAATAAGACTTGATAAATATACAATAAAGAGAGAGTATTATGCAGAGCAAAGACACAACAGGCGTACACATTGAAGGTCATATTAAGATACATGACCCTGTTTCTGGTGAAATTTACATTGATAAACGTAATGCTATTCACTATGAGAACATGAGTATTGCCCTAGCACAAAGTATTGCTAATAGCGGCCAAGGCTTCGTTTACGAAATGGCCTTTGGAAACGGAGGAACAGCCGTTGATCCTACAGGTATTATTACTTACTTAACTCCAAACAGCTCTGGAACTAATGCTAGTTTGTATAATCAAACTTACGCAAAAGTAGTTGACGATCGATCAAGCAATAATAGTGATCCTCTAAGAAATTACATTGAAACACGCCACGTAACTGGCACAAATTATACAGATGTGTTTATTACTTGTTTGCTAGATTACGGCGAGCCAAGCGGACAACTAGCATATGATAACACAAATAACAACGAAAGTGCTTACGTATTTGATGAATTAGGTTTAAAATCTTACAGTAACACTGGAAACAGTTTACTATTAACCCACGTGGTATTTCATCCTGTACAAAAATCACTAAACAGATTAATCCAAATTGATTATACTGTGCGTATCCAGAGTTTAACTGGTTTATCGGGAGTTTAATAAATGCCATATCAAGTTAAATTCACTGAAACTACTAATCCTGCTAAGCCAAGTATTACGGTTGAGGATCAGTTTTTAAATAGTCAAACAAGTTTACAGTTTCCAGGCAAAAACTATGCGGGCTACGGTCCAGTTATTGCTGAAAACTTTTTACATCTATTAGAAAATTTTGCTAGAAACACAGCTCCTGTTAGTCCTGTACAAGGGCAACTATGGTATGATAACACAGCTGGAGTAAACTTATTAAAAGTATTTGACGGTACTAGTTGGACAGCGGCAGGTAGTGTAAAGAAGTCTAATACTGCGCCAGGTGTATCGAATAGTATTGCCGGCGACCTTTGGGTTGATACTGAAAACCAACAGTTATATGTTTACTCTGGTTCTAACTGGTTATTGATTGGCCCACAGTTTAGCTCTGGACTTAAAACAGGCCCTACAGTAGAAACTATCGTTGATACAAACGACACTGAGAATAGTGTAATTGCGTTGTATGCTAATAATTATATTATTGCTATTGTAAGTAAAACAAACTTTATTCCTAAATTAACAATACCTGGATTTCCAACTATTGGCCAAGGTATTAATTTAAGTGCAACAGATGCTACAAGTTCAACAGCACCATCTAAATTTTGGGGAACTGCTGAAAAAGCAGACTCATTAGTAGTTAACAATGAAATTGTTGCTTCGTCTAATTTTCTAAGAAGCGATAAAGTTAGTACATCTAGCTTTCCGTTTAACATTAGATCCAACGGTGGTATTAGTATTGGTAGCGATTTAAGTTTTTCTATCACTACAGACCCGACATCGACTTCTTTGTATTCAAAGACTAGCGGAAATAGTATTGATTTTAAAGTTAATACATCAGGTTTCCCTACTACTGCTTTACACATTGACTCTACAGGCTTTGTTGGTATTGGCCCAGAAAATACAAACCCAATTGAAGCACTTGATGTACAGGGTAACATATATTCTACAGGTAACGTAACTGTTATCGATACCCGAGATGCTACAATACTAGGCGGTGACGCTAGTATTACTACTGCTGGCGGTATTAGTGTAACTAAACAAGCTAAAATTGGTGGCGACTTAACTACATATTCAAAAGTATATCTTAATAATTTAGATTCAAGCGATTTGCCAATCATTGGTCCAGTACTATTGCCTGGTACAGATGGCGGAAATGTATCATATGATATTGGATCTACGTCACGTAGATTTAGAAACATTTATGCTGAGTCGTTTGTTGGTAACTTCAGCGGATCGTTTACTGGTTCATTATCAGGAAACATCACAGGAGCTGCCGCAAGATTATTAAGCCCAACGGTTTTTAGTTTAGCAGGCGATGTATCTAGTCAACAAATTAGTTTTAACGGACAATCAAGTAACGGTGTAGCAACATTTAATACTACAATTAACCAAGACATTATTACAAGTAAAGAAGCTCTTACTGATTCGCAACAACTTGATCAACTATTAGTATTCCGTCAAGGTTCTGGATTAAGAAAGATTTCAAAAGCAACATTTGTAAGTAACATTCCTACAGTCCCAGTTGGCGCAATATTTCCTTATGCTGGCCCAATTCCGCCAGATGGTTATTTACTGTGCGACGGTAGTGAAATCCGTGTAGGTGATTTCCCAACATTATTTGCTATCATTGGATATACATATAAAACACCTGCGTTGTTAATTGGAAAAAGCACATTTGCGTTGCCCGACTTTAGAGGAAGATTCCCCTTAGGTCGAGATAATATGGATAATGGTCTTCAAGTTCCAGACAAAGACGATCCAAGCATTATTATTGATGCCGGAGGCGGATCAGCAAACAGAGTAACTGACGTTACAGCTGATACATTGGGTTCATCCTCAGGCGCTGAACAACGTACAATCGCAGTTGCTAATTTACCAGAACACAAACATACGTTGTCAAGTGGCCAAGCAGATTATTTTGCTGTAGGTCGCCCAGGGGTGTCAAACGATCCAAATGGTGTGACACCGCCGGGAAGTCCAGATGTGAACACAAGTACAGGTTTATCAGTGCCAAACACTGGCGGAGTTATTAGTCCAAGAATTGGTCAGCCAATGGTTACTATGAATCCATATCAGACAATTAATTATATTATCTTTACTGGGGTCATTTAATGAGTTACATTATTAACAAAACTAACGGGACTGTTTTAACAGAAGTAGTTGACGGTACAATTGATCAAACGTCATCAGACGTTACCTTAGTTGGTAAAAATGCTAGCTCATACGGTGAAGTGTTTAATGAAAATTTTATTAAAATATTAGAAAATTTTGCTAACACTTCAATGCCAAACTATCCAATTCAAGGACAGTTGTGGTATGATACAAGTGAAGCACGATTAAAGGTTTATGACGGCACTGGATTTAAAGTGTCAGGCGGTACTATTGTAGCACCAGCAGTGCCATCAACTATTGCTCAAGGTGATATTTGGATCGACAGTTATCGTCAACAGATGTACTTCAATGACGGTGTAACTACTTTATTAGCTGGTCCTATATATACACAGCAACAAGGTATTAGTGGATTACAAGCAATTGATGTTCTTGATAACAACAGTATTAATCACACAGTAGTCTTGTTATATGTTGCCCAAACACTGATGGGTATTTTTGCTAAAGAATCTTTCACACCGTTGAATCCAATTGCTGGCCACACTGGCAATATTGAAATCGGATTCAACGTTGGCTCATATTCGGGGATCAAATTTAAAGTCCCAGTAACACAAGCTGATGCGTTAGTTGGAGACGGCAACGTTCTTAAAACAGCTAGTAGTTTCTTATCAAGCACTGACAACACACGAGCTTACGGAACAGTAACAATTGCCAATACTACTCCGTTAGTGTTAGGCGTTAATCAAAATAATGAAATTAAAATCAGTACTGATGATATACAGTTTAATTCAAACATTATTAATCAAGATTTTAAAATTAATATTTTAAATGGTAACGGGCCATCAACTGCTTTAACAATCGACGCTGAAAACGAACGCATTGGTATTTTTACTACAGACTTATCCCCAGCTACTGATACGCTAGATATTAACGGTAATACTAGAATCCGTGGTGATTTGTTAGTTGAAGGCGCCACAACTACTATTAACACCACTAACTTAGCAATTGAAGATGCGCAGATTGAACTGGCTAAAACTGATGCTCCTGACGATGACTCAGCAGCCGGCGGCGGAATCCGATTAATTGCTAGTTTAGACCAGTCATCTGATAAGTTGTTTACTTGGACTAAGGCAACTACTGCTTGGACTAGTACTGAAAATCTTGATTTAATAACTGGAAAATCTTACAGTATTAACGGTAGTCCTCTTTTAGATGCGTTGAGTGTATATTCATACTATGCTCCAAACTTAGAAAGTGTTGGAACATTAACAAGTTTACAAGTTGACGACATTTATATTAATGCTAACACAATTAGTTATGTTAACAGCACACAGGGTACAGGTACTATATATTTGGTACCTAAGAGTCCTGAAACTGACGGTACTGTAGATGTAAGCATGTCACGTATCTCGAGCTTACAAGACCCAGTAGACTTAACAGACGCAGTAAACAAACAAACACTTCTAAATACCGCAAAAACAGTAGGATTAGGGTTATCAGCAAATATTAGCGGTCTCGATGATGCTACTATTGCTGCAACAATTATTAACAAAATTTATCCGGCAAGTGTTGTAGATGATGAACATAGAGAAGGTACAATCTGTAGAATTTGGGGTGTTGATACTGGGACTGCTAAGAAGTTTGCCCTAGTCAGTGGCGCTTGGATTTTCCAGGCTGATTTGTAAGATCTAGGTTGCGATTACTAGCCAAATTAGAATAAATACTAGGACTAAGGAATAACGGAAAATGCCATACACCATTAACAGATATAACGGAGCAGTTGTAACTACAGTTGCTGACGGTACTATTGACACAACTACTGATCTTAAAATGATCGGTAAGAATTACGCCGGATACGGTGAAATTCAAAACGAAAACTTTCTATATTTGCTAGAAAACTTTTCTAACGCTAATCCTCCGCCTAAAGCTATCGCAGGTCAAATGTGGTATGACAGCGGTACTAGTAAGTTAAAATTTTATGATGGTTCAAAATTCCGTACAACAGGTGGCGCTGAAGTTGGGGGATCTAGACCTTCAGGTTTAACAACTGGTGATTTCTGGTTTGATACTGTAAACAAACAGTTATATTCTTGGAATGGTGCTGATTTCACACTTATTGGCCCACAGGGTGTTGCTGGGTCTCAAACTACGCAAATGCGTTCAAAGAGTGTTCGAGACACTAACAGTAATACTCACGCAGTTATTGAAGCAATCGTTAACGGTCAAACTATTTTTATTATTAGTCCAGATGCTGTATTTACTTTAGACAGTGCTACTAGCGCAATTGAAGGGTTTACAACAATCCAACAAGGTATTACATTAAAGAATACTAACAATCCAACATTCCCAGGTGAAACTCAAACAGGATTTAGATTCTGGGGAACAGCTACTAACGCTGACAGACTAGGTGGCTTTGGTGCTGACCAGTTTGTAAAAGCAGATAACGCAGGATTTGGACAACTAGTTAGTTTCTCTGACGCTGGTTATACTGTTGGTACAGTACCTAAATTACGTGTGTTTAACGCAAGTAATACAACTCCTACAATTCAAAACGGGTTCAACGATACAATAGTATTCATTACTAAAGGATCTATCCGTACAGAATCAATTCCTATGAAGTTAATTGGCCCAGATATTATTCCGGGTTACGATAACGAATCTGATATTGGTACTAATTCTTTAAGATATAAAACAGTTCACGCTGTTACATTTAGTGGTACTGCTACAAAATCAAGCTCTTTACAGTTAGGAACAAGTTTTTTAAACGCATCAGTTTCATCGAGTCCAGACACTATAGTTGCTAGAGATGCTGATAGTGATGTATTTGCCAATGTATTCCACGGAACGGCTACATCAGCTAACTACGCCGACTTGGCGGAAAAATATCTAGCTGATGCTGAATACGATGTTGGTACAGTATTAATGATCGGCGGCGACAAAGAAGTAACTGCTGCACAAGTTGGTTATAGAGCGATTGGCGCAGTTAGTGCAAACCCAGCTTACTTAATGAATGACGAATTAGAAGGCGGCACAGTAGTTGCTCTTAAAGGACGTATTCCAGTTAAAGTTGTTGGGCACGTAAAGAAAGGCCAACGTTTAGTAGCAGGAACAAACGGTACTGCTCAAGCAACTGTTGGTAACAACGCTGATGTATTTGCCATTGCGTTAGAATCTAGTGATGATGTTAACATCAAATTAGTTGAATGTGTAATTCTTTAATTACTAAATAGAAACGAAACGAGGATAACACATGGCCGGTCAAGATACATTAATATTAGTAACAGATTACAACGCAATTCAAACAAAGATTGCCACCGTATTAGGCTCTGGTTCCGCAACCTTTGGATACGGACAAACTGTATCTAGTAGCCAAGTTGCTACAAATGCTATTATATCTGTTGCGCAGTGGAACAATTTAAGAACTGATTTAGTTAAGTGCTTAAAACACCAAACTGGAACTGATCCAGTATTGACTCAGCCTGCTACAAACGTAAAAGTTACAGAAGCAACCCGTGCGGCATATATGCTAGGTGCTGATACTGCTACTACTAATAGACTAGTTGCTCCACCAGTTACTGAAGCAACTCGCGAATTTCTTAGCTTTGGAAGTATTGTAAGAACTGCCAGCTGGAACGGTGTTAGAGTACAAACAGTTACTATTAACTTTGCCAGCGCAGACGCCGCTCGATTCTTTTTTAACACCGGCAGTCGATTTGAATTTAGTGCTAGTTTAACAAACACATCTAGCTCACCAAAAGACCAATCTTGGGTTTCTAACTTATCAGGAATTGGTACTGTATACTTTAACTATGATACTACAACACCTACTGGTGGCGGATCAGGAACAAGTATTGGTTGGTATGATCTAACAACTACTAACCAACTAGTATACGAAAAAACTGTATCAACAGGTTATGTTCCGAACTCATATAGAATCTATGCTCGTGCGCCAAGCACTAGTCAGCTAGTATTTGAAATTCAATTCCGTGATGACGCAACATCTGCGCCAGCTCCAAATCCTCCATGGGACATTGACGAAGACGTTACAGGTACATTAACTAGTGACGTAAAAGTATATCGATCATCAGGATCGGTTACTGTAGCAACACCGGCAGCTACTTCGTCCGGAATCGTTTAACTCAAAAGTATTGACCAGATAACTACTGTAGTGTATAATAGTACATTACGGAGTTATCTATGGACGAACGAATTGAACAAGCGTTTGAAGTTGCTAATTACATGGCAACCTTATCAAATCAACGCAGAATAATCTTAGAAGAATTTAATCAAAAATTAATATACTACACTAATGGTGGTACTTTTAAAATTGATTATTCCTTAATTAACTTTACAAAAAACGTATTAGAAATGGGACACAACTCTGATGTTCCGTTTATTGATTCTAATAACTTTCCAATTTTAATTACTGACGTACAATCGTTTTACAATAATATTGTAGACAGCTACTTTCAAGCCATTAACGATTATTCTGTTAAATTTGCTGAAATTAAATCTAAAAGAAAAATTGAGGATATGACTGGCCTATGAGCAACGGCGCATTAATTTTTGCTCATAATAATGCTAGTATTGACTACACTAGATTAGCAGTATTTGCTGCAACGAGAATTAAAAAGTTTTTAAATATTCCAGTTAGTATTGTAACTGACAATCGCAAGTGGCTTGATGAAAACTTTCACCTACACCCCTTTGATAAAATTATTGAAATCCAATCAGAACCGTCTACTCAAAAATTATTTTATGACGGAACAATGGCTAGTAAAAAATTAGAGTGGAAAAATTTATCAAGAAATCGTGCTTATGATTTAACACCGTATGATCGAACACTAGTAGTTGATAGCGATTATATTTTAAGTTCTTCAATACTAAAGTCTGCGTTTGAAGTAGATGCCGATTTTCAAATTTATCAAAATAGCTTTGATCTAGCAGGCTGGAGAGATACTGCGTGTTTCCAACGATTAAATTCTTACTCTATTCCGTTTTACTGGGCAACTGTTTTTGTGTTTGAAAAAAATAAAGTAACTGCCGCTTTCTTTGATTTAATTACGTATATTAAAGCAAACTGGAATTATTTTAAAATTTTATACGGCATCGATTCAGCAACATATCGTAATGACTATGCTTTTAGTATTGCTATACACATTATGAACGGTAAAACAAACGGCCAATTTGCTACACCGTTACCGGGTACTATGACATACATTCAAGATCGAGATATTTTAATTGAGATGAAAGATGATAAGTTTAAATTTCTCGTAGAGAAACAGAGCCACCTTGGACAATATCTAGCAGTAAAAACATCAGGCATTGACGTACATGTTATGAATAAGATCAGCCTGCTTCGTGTGTTAGAAGGAGAGCAACTTGTCTAAGGGATTTTTAATATTCGCTCAAAACACTAATAGTGTTAACTATGTTCAGCAGGCCTATGCTCTAGCACTGAGTATTAAATTTAGCCAACACACTCATAAGAATGTGACCTTAGTTACTAATGATATTGTTCCTAAAAAATATCAAAAAGTCTTTGATAATATAATTCCAATACCTTGGGTTGATACAAATACCTCAACAAGATATGCTGCCGAGCATCGATGGAAATTGTATCATGTAACACCGTACGAAGAAACTATAGTACTAGATAGTGATATGATCATGTTAGAAGATATATCAAGTTGGTGGGATTTTTGTAAACCTTATAACCTCACATATTGTTCTCAAATAACTAATCATAAACTTGAATCTGTAACGGATACTGTATATAGAAAAGCATTTATTTCAAATAGTCTACCTGGGCCGTATTGTGCCCTACACTATTTTAAAAAGAATCAAACATCATACGAGTTTTACAAAACATTAGAGTTTGTGTGTAATAACTGGGAATGGTGTTACGATAAATTTGCCCCTAATAATTATCAAAACGTCCTAAGCATGGATTTAGCAACAGCAATTGCAATTAAATTATCTGGACTTGAAGATGAAATTATTCATCAGTGTAGTCCGTTAGCATTTGTACATATGAAATCATTTATACAAGGTTGGGATTTGCCTACAACTAATTGGCAAGACAGTGTATCTTATGTATTGAATACTAAAGGCGAATTAATTGTAGGCAACATAAAACAAAGTAAGTTATTTCACTATACTGAAAAAAGTTTTTTATCTAAGAAGATAATACAGCGGTTAGAGGAGTTGAATAATGGCAACTAAATTACCTAAGTATTATGTATACTACAATAAAAAAACTGGCGCAATTTTATCAGCAACTAATGAAAAAAGTTCTGTATTTGAACACGGCATCGAAGTTGAATTTTCTGATATTGAAGGCTTATTAACCGGCGCCCAAGATTTTAAAGACTATGTAGTTGGACACAAACGTCTTGCTGATAATACTACAGTCTTAGCAGTTATTCCAGTAGGCAATGAAGGATATACATTTAAGAATAATGTGTTTGAATGGATATCAGAAAATCCTCACGCTGAATGTATTGTTGAGTGGAACGGTCCTTTAAAAACATGGAATGTATCACTAACAGACGCTGTTAAGAACACATATAAAGATTACATACTAACATCAAAACTGGTGTTTTTTGTAACATTAGAAAGTGATCTTGACTTTTTAGTTAGGACAATATACATTGATTTACAACAGTTATTAGACAGTAGCAGTATTAAGATTCCGTTTACAACTTCGTTAGAACATAAAATTGATAAGATTTCTATCAGTTCAAAACTTGTGTTTAAATCATACGGATTAAAGGTAACACATGAATAATAAAATTAAAATTATAGACCAGGATATTATTTTTCTAAGTTATGACGAACCTAACGCAGAAAAAAATTACGCAGATTTATTAGGAAAATTTCCTTGGGCAAAAAGAGTACACGGTGTTAAGGGCAGTGATTCAGCTCACAAGGCCTGCGCCGCGTTAAGTGATACTGAGTACTTTGTTACAGTAGATGCTGATAACATTGTAGACCCGTCATTCCAAGAAGTTGAAATTGATTTGGATGCGTTAGGACTATCTAGCGACAATGTTTTTAGTTGGTGCGGCAAAGTTCATGTTAACGGATTAATGTATGGTAACGGTGGTTTAAAATTGTGGACACGAGAATTTGTTAACAATATGCGTACACATGAAAACTCAGATCCTAATGATGTTAAGGGAAAAGTTGAGTTTTGCTTTGATGATAGATATTACCAATTTAACGATAATTATAGTGAGAGCTTTACTAACGGAAATCCATTTCAAGCATGGAGAGCCGGATTCCGTGAGGGTGTAAAGATGTCACTGGACCAAGGTGCTAAAGTTGGCGACCTTAAAAAGATTTGGTGGCAAAACTTTCATCGATTACTAATTTGGTGTAATATTGGTGCTGATGTTGAAAATGGTTTTTGGTCTGTATTAGGCGCCCGAGAAGGAGCATACCTTACCAATTGTACAGATTGGGACTATGCTAATGTTCGTGACTTTGATTATCTCACTACCTACTGGAACGAGCATCATGCAGATCAAGCAGATGATGTTGCTATAGATCAGTGTAAATTTTATGGCAAAGAACTTAGAGAAAAATCTAAAATTGACGTTGTTGATTTAGACCCGGATGCTAGTAGATTTTTTAAAACAGTCTATAATAATACCCCAAGAATTATACGCAAACGATAATGTACGATATTATTTTTATCAGTTATAATGAACCTAATGCGGATGAAAATTTTTCAAAGCTAAAATCTCGATTTCCTTTAGCTAAACGCATACATGGAATTAAAGGCATTCACAATGCTCATATAGCCGCCGCCAAAAAATGTTTTACAAAAATGTTTTGGGTTGTAGACGGCGATGCTATTATTGTTGACTCGTTTGATTTTAGTTATATTGTAGACGAATATAATTTAAACACTGTACATGTTTGGAGAAGTAAAAATCCTGTTAATGGTTTAGAATATGGTTATGGCGGCGTTAAGTTATTGCCAAGACAACTGACAATAAACATGGATACAACTACTACTGACATGACTATGAACATTAGTAACCAGTTTAAAGTTGTAGAAGAACTCAGTAACATTACCGCATTTAATACTGATCCTTTTAGCGCATGGCGTAGTGCATTTAGAGAATGTTGTAAGTTAGCAGTTATTAATAATCCAGAGTCGTTGTCTAGATTACATCAATGGTGTACAATTAACGATGCTGTGCCATATGGCTATTATGCCTATTCAGGCGCACTCGCTGGAAACAAGTACGGATGTGAAAATGCCGGAAATAATCCGGCATTGTCTTTAATCAACGATTTTGATTGGCTTAAGAGTCAGTTTGAACAAATTCGCTTGCCATAGGAAATGCTTGGGCAATTACCGTAGCACACATCTTAGCTACTTCTTGATGTTCTTTTTGTGTACCATTAGCACTACGCAATTCAATAAAGTGAATCCAACTACGTAATGTACCGTTCATGT